TTGGATGTTTTCATGGATTATGGTAGAATATACGTAAGAGCGCCTAGAGGCCCCTTGTAGAGGCTACTAGGCACCAATGGTGAAGGTTTAATCAGCAAGCTTTACTCGCGGTTTGATGTAGGCATTGTGGATACGTTCCACACGACCAATACCAGAAGTAATAGAGCGTAGTTGTTGTTGAGGATCCTTAGGTCTAATCCTCATCTCAGGATCATACGGCATGTTCATCAATGCCCCGATATTAAGTGAAGCATTTTTGGCTGGGAAGTAACCATGCCCCACTTGAGCACGACCCATAGGGTTTTGACCGTTGATATATCCAATCTTTAGGTCACGCAGTAGTTGCTGTATGCGTTCCTGTATGGTAGGTTGTTTCTTCTTTTCTGCCATTACTTAGATACCTTGAATCAAAGAAGTACTAGGTAGGCTCATACCGGGTTGAATGCGGATTACATCTGGGACAGTGTTTTGCATAGCTCTAATTTGCATACTAGCACTAGTAGGCTTAGCCCTGGTTGTTCTAGTAGTTCCAACTGGTGTAGGTTTAGTCACTGCTTTTGGTTTAACCGCTGGTTTAGGTTTAGCTGCTGGTTTAGGGGCAACCACTACTGGTTTAGGGGGTGGTACTGGTTCCCTATTAGCAATAGCTGCAGCCTTTTGACCTAGGGATTGACTAGATGTTAGTACGATTTGAGGATTACGTACAGTAGCAGCAGCTTGTTTACGGACTTCTTCACTTGGTTTCATGCCAAGGGGAATCCTAGTGCCAACATCAGTCATAACATTGACTCCTGGCACTTGCTCTGTGCCCATTAACGCTGGGTATCTACTAAATCCTTTAGAAATAGTAGTGGCGTTAATGCCCATGGCCTTGGCTTCTTTATTTTGAGCTTGCACATCAGAAGCCTCACCACCCATCCAAGTAATAGGTTTACCAACAAGACGTTCTGCAACAGCTCTCATTTGCTGCTCTACTGGGTGACTATACGCTGCAGTATTGAGTGCAATTTGTTCATCCAGCATTGGCTTCATTGCCGCTACTGCTTGTTCTGCTGTAGTATTTTTAGGAAGAGCAGTTCCCTTAAATCTACCAGGATCAGACTCAACTCCTTCCTTACCAACGTGAGCGAATGCTCTTCCCCAACGTTCACCCCCACCTAAGTGGGCAGGACCAGATAATGGAATAAACCCTTTAGCTTGTGAGCCTACCGTATAACCTTGTTCTACTAAAAGATCTAGCGTCCTACGTTGTTCAGCCATTGGCATGTCACGCAGATAGCTTTCAACAGAGGATACAGAAGCAGGGTGATGAGCTTGAGTACCTGGAATAGGTTGGGATATCTTACGTTGTTGTGCTTCAGTTTTGGTAATATCTAAAAGATTACCAGCTCCAACAGCATAATTTCTAAGGTCATTTTCAAACAAATAGGATTGCTCGCTAACAACATCTCTATACGCTCGTTTAATTTCAGCATGTTTGTTTGCAAGAAACTCATCAAATCCCTCTACTTTTAAACCGCTGTTAGCGTAAGCTTCTTGTATTTGAAGTAACTCAGCTTCCTTAGCACGTAAGTCGTTGTTGGCGATACCCATAGCGCCTTGGTATTCCAGTTCTCGTTCCTGTAATACTTTTTCAACAGGATCAATTTTTGCCTTACCTTTAGGCATGGGTTTATTACGTGGAGCCATTACTTAGCTCCCGACAACAGCCGACTCACCACGCATACGACGCTTACGCTCTTCCTCCATCTTGGCCATCATTGCCTCACGACCTGCACCAGGGCGTTGACGAGGCTTTTCGTCACGTTTAGCTTTAGGAGGGTTAGGCTTATTATTAGAGTCCATATAGGTACCAGAGGTTTTTGCTTTACTATAGTCTTTAGACTTCTGTGCCTTCATGCCAGTGTCAACATCAGTACGGAAGTTCTCAGCCTTAACCGACTTAGCCCGTGTACCAATAGGGTTTTCTTTAATGTCTTGTGAGGTTACCTTCTCACCTTTCTGACGACGTTGGGATGCTTCGATCATTTGTTTGATCTCTTCACGCATCTGCTTAAGTGTCTTCTTTTTGTCCATGATTACCGAATGTGTGATAGAATTAATGTTTCCCTATTAGTAGGACCAAATGTGTCCCTCATCCATTGTAGCCAATTACTACTTCCTTTAGCCTGATTGCATTTCCTACAGCTGGGTACCAAATTTGAAGTAAGGTCTTCGCCACCAAGACACTTAGGGCGAACGTGGTCAAGTGTAAGTTCATGTAGTTCATAAGTTTCTCCGCAGTATACGCATTGACAATTAAAGTATTCCTTAATTGCACGACGGTGTAGCCTTTTTGCTTCAGAGCTTGTCATCGTTATTAGGTTGTGGAGGTAGTGATCAGGACTAGGCAGGAGTGGAGTCATGTTACAGGATCAGGAAGTCATCCATACTTCTTACCCTTACGTGGGCGGGTACGATTAGCTTTAGGTGATTCTAACTTGCCTTTATTAGGACCAGTATGGGAAGCATCCATACCATCACCATTACCATAAGTACCAAGCTTACGGTTTAGCTTATTTGCGTTAGTACGGATCTTAAGCCCTTCTTTTGTTTTATTATATTTAGCCTGTTGCTTAAGACGTTTAGCCTTAGCCTCAGGGTTAGACTTGTAATAATTAGATGTGCGACTTGCCATACAACCTCTTCTGGATAAGTTCAGGATCTACCTTAGGCATGATGGTAGCTAGTTTATCAAGAGGGTTACCTTCGTAAGCAACCCCACTGATGTCATTTTTAGATAGCCAATCACAAGCCGCTTTTAGATCAGCTGTAGAAGCCTCACCTGATTTAATACGAGCAAGGAACTCTTTGGTTACAAGGTTGTGCAGTTCATTGAACTGATCTTCTGTGGCCTTCTTATTAGCCATTTCTCAATACAATTTGATCTAGTTTATTTTCGATGCGGATCATGTGATCCTCCATCTTTTGTAAAGCATTGGCTAGTTCTTGTCGTGGCACATACTTCTCAGCAAGACGTAATTCAATCTCGTCAATACGTTTGTCAATACGATCCATACGTGAATTAGTTCTACTAGTAAGAGAAGCCACGCCACCACCGACTCCAATAACAAGGGATGCAACTCCCGTAATAATTGCCTCAACCATTTTCCTTGAGTAGACGTTGTAACTTGGTAGCATATAGTGGATCAGTCGCATATCCTTCTTTTACCAACAGTTGAGCACACTCTTCAGGTGTAGAGGCGCGATTAACACCTTTATAACCTTTGTAATCCTTGTACCAACGATCTACAATGTAGGCAACACAGGCATCAAGAGAAGTAAAGTTCTTGAACCAGGCATCTACCTTAATCTCCATACCACCGACAAACTCAGTAGTTGAGACAAGAGTACCTTCACCATCCTTACCTTTAATGCCAAAGTAGTTATTCTTACCAGAGGTATGTTTACCATAGCCACTTTCAAGAGCCCATTGAGCAGCTACTACTTGTGGGAACTTAGCTCCTGCCTTAGAAGCGGCAGTAATTACTCCCTTCCAGGTGTTAGTGACAGGAGCGATAGGTTGCGGAGTATTGGTTGGGCGAAAGGTCATGAACCAGCCAGTACCTTTACCTTCGACTTCCCAACGCTTTAGCCAATTAGTCCAGGAATAACTAACGTCCTTACCACCCCTACCAACGGTGACATAGCCGCCATTAACGTTATCCATCTCACCGTATGGATCGTGGAAGACACCATGTTCCCCAGTGTCCCCAATCAGGAGCATCCAATGGCCACCACCAACAGGGTTGGAGACATGACCTTTGTGGAGAATGCCAACAGCTACTGGAAAGCCTGCCTTTAGTTCGTTGAGCAGTGCCTGTCTTGTTCCTTTTTGGTAAAAAGAAGCAAAAACACCATACTGCTGACAGGCTTTAATTTGACTAGTGGAGAGTGTAGTATCACCGTATTTAAGTACTGTTCTCAAGTAATCATCATCTGCATTACTACCCTTTAATGCATCAGGACGGAGATACTTGATAGCCATAGCGCATGTTGAGCTAAAGCACATCCGATCTCCGTGACTTGTTGCACTATCTGTCTGAGGGTAGTACTGCTTAACTGGCAGCAGTACCATTACTATTTCCCTCTAAAGGTACGGCGAATACGACGAACAGTGTCATCCTCAGTACGTGTCTTACTAAAGTAAGCAGCTGCCATGGAGATAGCTTGAGTCACACTATTAGCTTTACGCTTTTTAGTTACACCAAGGTACTCAGAGGTAATGAAAAGGATGAAGAAAGCAAGTGTCTCATACGACACTTTAATACCAAGAATAGTAATCATGGTTAGTTAAAAATAAGGGTATCATTACCGGAGCCACCAAAGAGTGTATCTCCGGTTATTACAGTGCCACTGGTGACGCCATCAACAACAGGAATAGCTCCGTCAATCGAAGCACCACTTTCCCAGTTATTGAATGCAGCACTGGTGACATACTCAGCAAGCTGCTCAGTGGTCTCTGTAAGGCTCAGGAAGCCCTCCTTATCGTTGCTCATGGCACGTATCAAGGAACGCCTCTCAAGCACGCTCTGAGGGGCAGCTAGGCCTGTCTCAGAAGCACGGGTGATATACCAGTCGGTCTGAGCGAGTAGGGAGCCAGCAGTTGCTTTGACTTGAGCAGTCCACTGTTCGACAAGTTGAGCGTGGTCCTTTGGATTACCGACACCCCAATAGAACCTTTGGTCGTACCAAGGCTCATCTTCGGCTTCGGTAATACCAAGTGCTGCCCGTTCCTCAGGACTGGATAATCTCAGCCAGTTTGCTGGAAACTGAGTTCCATCTTCAGTTGTAAATGCCCGGTCAGGTGACAAGGGCTGGTTGTTAAGGATAAACATGATTAGTCTTGTTCACTACTAGCGGGCGCGGGCGTATTGGAAGGGCGATTCGGCCACTGCGAAGTAGATGTAGGTGCCGCCAGATGCGTTATTCACCATACCGGCGTCTCTCCATTTGAAGCCATTAGATAAAATGTCGAGATTGTATCCAGACGTAAACCCTGATTCAGCAGTGCTCTCGTTTGGCGCCAAGGGAGTTTTGCTTGCGTTTGACGAATCCCTGGCGGTGTCATACATGGTCCACTGACCTGATGAATCCGTTCGCTTGATCAGAATAAATCTTGGCCTGAATCCAGTATGCACAAATGCGCCATCTGAAGAACCATTTCCGACATAGCTGCCCATCGAAGAGTACCCGGCTACTGGGGCGAAGGAATACATGACGTAATTGGCAGTCCCCCAATTAGTAACATCGCCATAAACAAGCGTTGACGAAGGGTTAGTGTTCTGCCAAATAGTTGCGTTTGCGGCAGAAGCCGCCGTGGTATTTAGGACAAGGACGTTACCTGCTCCAGCAGACCTGTGATAGACAATCCAAGTAAACGCTTGATTTCGCGCCTTGCAAATCACAAGACTTGGGGCAACATTCAGTCCGTGTCCGACGGTAAATGTTCCGCTGTTTGGCGTTGTCAAAGTGGCAACGCTAAACCCCGCACTTGCATTAGCCCTCACCTGACTAGAGATGGAGCCTTGTGTGTTCGTGACGGTGGAGCTGCCGGCGTCCCAGCACCAGGCGGCGTAACTGCCTCCGAAAGCTGTACCAGGTGCGCCGTTAACCCGGTATCCACCATTTGTGACATCTGCGACCGTGAAACCGTCTGAGTTAAAAGCGGTTATACCCAGACTTGAGTAAGTTGCTTCGGCTGCCGTTAAGTCGCTTGCCAAATAAGTGGAAACTCCACGCACAGTGTCTTGTAGAACATGTGACACCGCTAATGTTCTATTCTTAATCCACACCAAATCCGGGCTAAAACCCAACCCAGAAATCGTCTGCGTGCTGCCATTGCCCGTGTAGAGCTTCACATCCATCACCGTGGAAGGCTTCGTGACTACTGGGGCGGGTAGGTTTGCCGTGCAGAGCGCCTTGAAGCCGCTTACGGGATAGGCGAAGGGGCGTTGGCCGAAATTGATTGACCCGTTAGCGTCAAAACCTGCGCTGGCTGTACCAATTCCAAAAATTGGCATAACCGTCCCGCTGAACC